AAACCCCTTGTTGGAAAGAGCGGGGTTTCCCCCGCTCTCGTTAGTTTTTTTATGTGGTAATATCGAGGATCGCCGCGAATGATTCCGCGTGGCGAACTGCAACATCAACATCCTGGAACATTGCGATCCGTGTCGCACCGGTTGAGGAACCAGTGTAAGGATCAACCAGAACATCCAGGCCACCAAACATCCCGATCATAAGGTCGGCAAAGTTGCCAAAGATCATCGCCGAACATACGCCGGAAGATGTGCCTTTGGTCAAATCGCCAGGAACCAGGGTGGATGATGCCACACCATATCCAAGGATCGAGTTTGTATCGTTGAGGATAAAGTTGCCCTCGACGCCTGACGCTTGACGCGGAATAGTACGCATCGCCGAAACGACTTTCGGATTTGTCAGGAATGACAAGTTGCCACCCAATGCGTTATCGATTGCAACCTCTTTTTCGAGGTCAGCGATTTTCGCATAAGTGATCGCGCCACCGTTTGTGCCGATGGCACCCGAACCGATTCCCGTTGTGCCGGTGATGCCGGTCGGCTCATTAGAACCGCCGCCCTCGATTGCAACATCATCGATTTTCGCTGCGAACTGGCGCAACATATCATCGCGGATGATTTGCTCGACTGACGGGTCGGATTGCATCATCAACTTGCGAGACAAATCAACATATTGGGCAATCGTTTTCGGTGCCATTGTGATTTGCCGGAAAGTTGGAGCGCCTTCCGCACCTGGAGCCGCGTTCTCGGCAACAAATCCAACCGATGTTTTCGCATTCAGCGCCGGAATGGCAACGTCGCCACTCAAACCGCTCATCATTCGAGCGCCCAGATTAGCCGTTACGAGGTTTGCGCGTAGTGCGTCAACAAATTCGCCACCAAGGTGATCGGTTGGTTTTAAGAAACCACCGGCCGCATCTGTGCCAACTGTCAAATCGCGTTTGAATATGTCGCTTGGAACATAAAACCCGCGAGCCTCTTTGCCAGTGCGCTTGGCGATTTCGTCTGAAACCTCACGCTCAAAGCCAGTGACTTCACGCCCTGTTGATGCTGCGCGGAACGCTCTCAACAAAGAGTAAGATTGACGCTCTTGAACATTTAAATCAAGGTTGTCTGGGGTTGCGATTGGCTCATCCGCCGATGCAACTGCCAACATTCCACGAAATTGAGCAACTGAAAGGCCGTTTTTGACCGCTTCATTCGCCATGTCGCGTTTGTTCTTAGATGCCCCGAGTTCGAGGATTTCGTTTACAGTTTTGGCGTATTCTGCGCGAACGTTCGCCTCAACCGCTTGGATGTCTTGATCGGACATTTTAGTTTCCTTTCTTTCGGCTTTTGCCGGAATAGGGTTTACGGTTTGCTCGATTTCAGCATTGCGATTCGTCCCAACCGAGTCATCAGCCGGAATCGAAACAATACTTGCCTCGAAAGGTTTCCACGAACGAACGCGATAAGTGTTCCCACCTTCCGCTCTTTCGTCGCGTTCCATACGTCCGATCTGGTATCCAATACTCACGTTTTTGCGGATACCATCTCGAACGTCATCGTAAACCTCGGAACCAAGTTGGCCCTTGCTGAACCGAACCGTCGCGCGGAGTCGCCGCGCCGAGGAATCAAGGTTTACAGATTCGATGACCCCGATTTGACGCTCGGGATCGTGATCGAGCAACAAAGGTGCGTTGCCCGAGTTTAAGAATGAAAGATCAATGGATCGATCGTTGTGATCCAGGATTTCGATGCCAAATGACCGATCGACCGGTGCCTCGCTGGAAACCGAGATCGACATCCGCCGATCATCCTCGGAATCCATTTCCGCATCCATACGCATCGCCAACTTGCGGGTTTCCATTTCCGCCGGCGCTTTGCGTTCTTCCTCGACATGGCCACCGCTCTCGGCTTCGATCTCGACATCGACCTCGGCCTCAACTTCTGGCATTTCTTCGGATTTGCCAAACTCGACGATATATGAATCATCGGTTTCGGTCACGTTCTTGATGTGACGTTGTTCATCCATTTTTCGTTCCTCATCTTGACCTTTTGTCGATTCCGGATGCCCTTCCGGTAAAAGATCGGTGTCGTGTTTGCCGCCTTGAAACCTGCCATTTCTCAAACAGAATAGCAGAGAATTGACCCGAGCAATAGCCCATTGTTCCGGTGATGCCACCCCAGGCCGAACTGAGCCTGGATTTGTCTTATATGCGCCAATGCCTCGAAAGTAACATTCGGACAACATTCCGAGGGTTGCGCGGGTTGTCGGATCATCGCCGTGATCGGCGTTGTGTTCCTCGATCTTGTTCTCGAGGGTCTTTCTTGCGGTGTCGCTCAAATCCTCGATCGCTCGATCTTTTTTGCCCTCGAGTTTTTTAACCAATTCCAGGATGACATCTTTCATCACCTGTTCGCCCAGGTTGCCAATCACGCCCCATTTGATCTGTGCGATAACGCCGCCAACATTGGACAAATTCGGCTCGAGGTCGCCACCGGCGAATTGTTCCCCATCGCCAAAGTGCCGCGCGGCCCAGGCTTCACGCTCTTTGATCCAATCCAAAACCCCCTCGGTTTCCGCCCCATCACGCGCTCGGCCCCAAAGGGTGAACGCATCATTGCCTCGAACATTGCCGCCGGCGTCCCAAACCTCGAGATTGAACTCTTTGATGTTCTCGGCAAAATCTCGATCGAACTGCGGATATTCAGAGTTCCGCAAAGAAATCTTGAGATCGTCGCCTTTTTTGGGAAAATCAGTCGCCATCGCCATCGCTCTCCGGTTCTTCCATCGCCGGCATGAACTTCATCGGCCCATATCCAGACTGACCGCCGCCGAACGGTTGGAATGCGATCTCGATGCCGCGATCCTCGGCCATCTGTCTCTCGAGAACGATCTGGTCGAAAACATCCTCGATGTCCCGACCGTATTGGTTCGCAACGTCCTGCATCGATAGAATACCGGAATTGAGGCCGATGACCGATGCGTTCATTTCGCGTTGCGGATCGACCCAGGCAAAACCCCGCGCCCTAAATTCGCAATTATCGGCGAACTTATCAAACCGAGTTGGTGGAATCGGGATTGCGCCATTGTCCATCGCCGCCATCAACCAGGCCCGAAAGACCGGCTGAACAAAGTGTTCGATCATGAAATCATGCAAAACCTTGTAAAAATCACGATCCTCGAGTGCGCCCTGGCGAATCGAGGAATAGGATGTTTGCGTCAAATCATTCGAAATCGAGGCATATGAAACGCCCAATGCCGAGGCGATGCCCCGCAAAACCGCCTTTTCGAAATCGGCAAAATTGTTCGCGCCTGTGGATGGGTCAAAGGTCTTGAAATCCTGGCCTGGCCCTAGTTGGTGGAATGTCCCTGGATCGGCCTCGATGATAGGCGTGTAAGTGTTTTCCATATCGTCGCCAACGAAATCATCGCCGCTCGGTGAGGTAAAGAAACCCATCTTGGACGCTGATACCCTCTCAGCGACCAGGACAGCCTCTCTCATGCCGTTTAGCTGCTTCAATGGCGCAACCGCTGCCGCCATCCAAGGAACGCCCCTGGTTTGCTGTGCGCGGTCTGGCGCATAGATGTGCAACATCTTTTCGGCCGAAATCCGAGTTCTCTTTTTCGCCAGGGTTGTCGCATATTCCGCATCGCCTGGATGTGAGGCCAAAAGATGATAAGCAACCGGCCGGTGAAACTGATCGATCTCGATGCCCATCCGGATTTTGTTTCCGTTTGGCAAATCCTCGTTCTGATCCTCATCGAGCAAATCAACCTCGAGAAACTCGATCGCAAAATTGAACTGATTGCCTGGATAAGTAACCAGGCGAACCAACAACTCACCATCACGCGCCAATGCCTCGGCCGCAAAACGCTGCGCATCTTTCCAGGAAAACCGACCATCAACTGTGCAAACGCCCTTGCGTGACCAGGCTTTGAATGCGTTCTCGATGATCGCGTTGCCTGGGGAATCGAATGTTCCGTCTGCGTTTTTCGCCTTAACCTGGACGCTCACGCCCTTTTCGCCAACGACATTCGTTTTGATTAACGTCAAAAACCGCCTGGCATATTCATCATTCCGCGCCAAGTCACGGCATCGATGCCGGATCGATTTTAGAGCCGGCCGGATTTCCGCATCCGCCGATCGAGTAGATGCCACAAAATCAGAAAACAACCGCCCAGTTTGAGCGGCCTTGAAAGAGCGGCGTTTCACCGGCTTTGCATCTCTCTTTAGAAAATCAAAAACGCCCATATCTAAAACCTCGCCTTGATCGTTGCGCCGGTCGATTTGCCTCGTCGCATCCGTTCTTTTCTTTTTTCCATCGCCAATTCGGTTCGATAATAATCTCGCCACCTCAAAAGATCATCGATCGACAATTTGACCAGGGAGCGGCCGTTGATCGAGTAATTGGAAACATCCGCATCCGCGCGGTTTTGCAATACGCTCTCGATCTTATCGACCATGATTTCCGCGTGAGTTCGCGGGTCGGTGTTATTGACATCGAGGTCAACAATCGCCTCGAACGTCCCGCGCTCGATGACGATCCGCTCAGAATCCGCGTTCCGAACGATCTCGAGTTGCCAATGATAATATCCAGGAT